TAGCCTAGAATATACTTTAGATGAAGCGACTGGAGTTGTTACTAGAACAGCTGCAGGTCAATTTAATGTGCCTGATTATAGAGCAAGAAAGTTGGCAGGTACTGGTCCTGTTGATGGTAACAAACCCTCATCTGCTCGCTTGCCAACTACAGAATATACTGAAGTTGGAAGAGATCACACTGGTGGATGGTGGTATATTGATGATGTAGACGTTGCTGGTGTCAATCCTTTTGAACAGATTATTGGAGATAATGCATCTGATACTTCTGGTATAACGAGTAATTTCTTTAGTTTAGGTACAGTCAAAACTATTGTAAATGAACCAATTACTGCTGATGTAGAATTCCAAGTAAATGGTCAAGTCAATGCTACTGTTGGTGGATTGCAAGACGTTTTTGTGGATGTTCCTGTTCACCAACATTTTTACGTTTCTGCTACCCAGACATTTGGTGGTTTTGGATTGATTCCTTGGGATGAGCGAGCTGGTGGACATGGAAACGGATGGACTGGTGCTGCGAAGACCACTTCTAGCTCAATTCCGTCAGGCGGTGATGCAACATTTTATGCAAACATGGTCGGCGGCAATGGAAGCTTTGACAGAGCTGACGAACCATGGAGTCAAGGTGATCAAAGCGACAAAGATAACTGGTATACGTTATGGCTAGGTGCATTAGAGTCGTATATCGGCACTGGTGATAGCACTGGCAGCACCGATACTGAAACTACTTCCACAGATTTTAGAGCCTGGTGGGATAAATATTTTGCATCTAATAAAGGTACTGACTTTAAAGATGAAATACTAGATCTTGTTAGTAGTTGGGGATCTTCAAATAGCCAACCAAAATCTTGGGCAGTATTGGAAGCGAAAGTATGGTATGCATCTTATTATCAAAACATAAACACAGGATATCTTAAAAATGTTTCTGGTGCATCGGCTGGCGATTATCAGTATGGAGTTAATGCTCAAGGACGGGTAAGTGTCAATGTATCAGTATCTGCTGCGATTGATGTAAATGCTACTACATGGAGAGTAGATGCATATACGCCACCTATTATTGATACTGATACTAATGATAATGTCGAAACCCATTCTCACTTATTAAGACTTTCTCCTATTCTTAACCCTCAATCTGATTTCTCTTTTGGTAATATAAGCGGTGCTGCTCCAAACTCAATATCAGGATTAGGTAGTCAAGATTCAGCGGGAGCTATTACTGGATTCGGTTTGTGGAGCAGATGGACTCCAAATGATCCAGAGTCTGTTGATGGATTCTATCAATCATTTGTTCCTCAAGAATGGTCATATAGAAATGGTGGTAGTTTCTGGCAAAATCAGTACCCAGGTGTAGATTTATCTACACTTGAATTCACGGACACATATGACTTTATTGCACTACCAGGAACTAACACTACTGGAAGTGGATTCCAGGCAACTGTTTCCTATGGTCCTACAAGAAAACCAACTGATCCTATTGGAGAATATAACCGTACTAGAATTGCGATCAATAGTGTTGTAAATCCTGGAAGTGGTTACACAGTAGGTGATACACTTACATTTATTGAATGGGTCAATCTAGGTGAGCTACCCATCGAATATGAGGGAAATAAACCATCTAATAGATTATTACAAGTCAACGCTATTGCTCCCCCAGGAAGTACGACTGGTGCTAGTGAAGCGATTGTTCTAACATATAATAACAATCAGTCTGTATTTACTGGTGGTGGAGTTGTTCCTGCAGTGGGATATAATTTGAACGCTGGAACATTCACCCTAAATACTAATGTCAAGAAACCTGTACCTTCAGTTAAGTTCTCACCTAACAGACAGGTTCCTCTTGTCGAACCATTCATGAAAGTTAAATACTTGATTAAAGCATTCTGATATGACTTCATTAGCACCATATAGACCACTTGAGTTGATGCGGGATCCCAAATTAACTCAAGCAGATTTTACTGACTTCATTGGTATCTGGGAAGGATTTGTTCCTGCATCCTTTTGTGATAAATTATTAGACTTTGGTAGAGCAGTTCTCGATGAAGAACTGTCTGTACGACACGAACCAATTTTTGACGAACCTGGACAAGCAGAGGTAACCCAAGGTAATGTCATGTATGGAAGTAGAGATATTAGACAGGATGAATCTTTCATGCTAAACTATGTCTCTAGTCGATGGTCTAATCAACTCAATCAGTTCTTAAAATCTTGTGCATTGCATTATTGTGACAATTATTTCGCATTACAAAATGCACATCTGATATCTACTGATATTAAATTTCAGAGAACAATCCCTGGTGGTGGATATCACATGTGGCATTATGAGAATGGATCATATGAATGTGCTGCAAGAGAACTTACTTGGATGATTTATCTAAATGATGTTGATGAGGGTGGAGAAACAGAGTTTGTGCATCAACCACGCAGGATCACACCATCGAAAGGAACTGTTGTAATTTTTCCAGCAGCATATACTCACACTCATCGTGGAGGGTTGTTGTTAGGTGAACGGGATAAATATATTGTAACTGGATGGTATATCAAAACTCATGGCAATAACGGTAAACGAAAACAATGAGATTATCGCTGATAATGTTCCCGTCATAGAGTTTGACGTTCTGAATCGTTTGATCATCATGTTGTCTAACGACTACAAACTAACTGCTGCTGAAGGGATTCGAATCTCTCCACGGTTTAAAATGACTCAAGAAGTTTTAGATCGTTTTCTGACTGAAAAAGTTGGTTCGTTTTGGCACGATCCAAACAATGATAAACTAGAACATATTACTTTTTACAGTAGTGTTGGTGCTCTTGTCCAGAGAAGAAAGCTCAAATATGATTTTGCTACTGATACTACGTCTTGGGTTTCTTACACATTCACTGGTTACACCCAGCAACAATTAGATGATTTAAAAGAGATCATCTGCAACTATGCTTATGTCGAAGATCTTCTGCGAAAAGAGCAAATCGAAGCAGGTGTTCAAAGAGTAGCACACGAGAACCTATTCTTTGAAACTCTCGCTGCGAAGAGAGAAAGAGAAAGAAATTATATGTTGACTTCTAGTGATTGGAGGGTCTTGCCAGATGTAGAAACACCTAATAAAGATATGTGGGTTAGGTGGAGACATGAAATGAGATCTCTTCCTGCATTTAACGATACATATGAAGACAACCTTGCATTATACAAAGCATTTGCTAAATTAAAGTGGCCAATCGATCCTAAAGTATTCTTCAAATTATATCCAGATGGTTTAGATGACGATGGAAATGCAGTTGAATATCTTGCAACGGATGATCAATGGGTAGAGAGAGAATTTGATGCATCTACTGACTTTGTTAAAACTAGACTTGGAAATGTTCTAGAATGGAGAGAGCGTAGTACAGAAAGTCGCAGAAGAGTCAGTGCGGAAGTTCTTGAACTTGCTAAATTATTGAAAATTGAAGACTTTGTTGAAAATGGTATTGATTACTCGTCATTTGTTGTTGAGGAAGATTTAAATGATTTGGCTGTTGACTGATGTTATTGATGAACGTGCAATAAAAACACTATCTCATAACTGGATTGATGACAGATTCCATTGTGGATCTGATAGCAACTCAAATCTCGCAAGTAAAAGAAGTTTTGTATTAAATTATGATGATGCAAATCATGATAAGATGTGTCAACTCCTGTATAATCAGATAAAACCAAAGATTGCATCTGATTTTATATTAAAGCGTGTTGGTCAACCATATTTCTCCTGGTATAAACCAGGATGTTTTTATGATAAACATTTAGATGCATTTCCTATCACTGGGTTATGTCCGCACTTCAGTTTCACTGTGTTCTTGAACGATCCAGAAGAATATGAGGGCGGGGAACTGACTGTTACTGTTGGCAATACTGAACGATCATTCAAACCAAAAGCAGGAAGTATGGTGCTGTACAGCACTGGATTGTGGCATCAAGTTAATAAAGTCACAGGTGGTGTGGGTCGTAAAGTTGCTATTGGGTGGGCAGAAAGTTTCATCGCAAATAGTGCGATGAGACAACATGTTATTGATCTCAAACACGCCATTAATGAAATTTCTAATGACATCCCTGCAGAATCATTAGAAAAACTTGAATCGGCAAGAGTTAATATTATTAGAGAGTATGCAACATTATAAACAATCTGATGTTGTGCAGCATCATAACTTCTTTGATGATGCAGACTTTCAAGAAATAAAAAATAAGACTGGATATGGATCGAAGTGGCAGTATGGTCATACATCATATGACAAGGAACATCCTCTGTTTCACAAATGCACACCATTTTGGAAGATGGATTTTGCTGACGACACATTCTTCACCGATCATCTTCTAAATAAGATACAGCAGAAACTAGGAGAATCTTATCTTCTTCATAATGTGTATGCAAATGGGCATACGTATGGTCAAGATGGTTCTATGCATGTTGATGCTAATGACGATCGTGGAAAGACATTGCTTCTCTATGTAAATCCTACTTGGGACTTATCTTGGGGTGGTTCTACCAATTTTTTCTTGAACAAGAATGAAATATACAGTGTAGTTCCCGAGGCGAATAAAGCGGTATTTTT